AAACGCGATACAAACACATTCCACATCGTTGATACTCTTTGATCTCCTCTACAGATTACATGAGAATTTACTGCACCGCGTTCGTCAAATACCCGATTCCACCAAGACATGACGGTGACATTCAATGCCGGTAAATAAGTTACGCGGCCTTCGCCGACACGTTCAGGATATGGGAGGAACAAACGCGATCCATCAAGTTGCGCTTCAGTAGGTATTCCGCCGCGTTCGCAGTCTCTTACTTGGCTTTTGTCGGGCAAGAACATATAGTGTCCCGACTGATCCCAACAGCCGAAAAAAGCAAAATCAATAGGATGGCTGTCCATCAAGTGTGTTCAGAGAGCGGATTGGGGAGCGCATCAACTGGAGGAAGCTTGGGGGCGATGACTTTAATCAGCGCCGGCACTTCCGAGGCTGCCACGAGCGGAGTAGGTCCGAACGTTCCGTCCGCGATGGTTTGCCCGACTCGCACAGCAATAACCTCGCGCTGCGCCGCCTTGCGCTCTGCAAGGATTTTTTCCAGCACACCAATAAGCGCCGGTATAACCACCATAAGCGATCCGACCAAAGCCGAGGCGGTCTCAGAGCTGAGCAGGTTTTTCCCGGCCAGCCATGCGCCAATCGCTATCAACATGGAGCGCACTGCGGACCACAAGGAACGGCGTATCTCGTCATCCATCAACGCGCCCGCCTCGCCGCCGCCAGATCGTCCCGAAGTTCCTTTACCGTTTCAATTAGAAATTTGTGCTCAGCGGAAAATCCGACGATAGCGCTTTTAAGATCGTTGGCATTGTCTTTGGCCTTGTCCATTTGTTCCTTCAACACGAGCACCTGGGCGGCCTGCGCATCCTGCGATTTCTTGATGTCTGCAATAGCGTCGATCTTCCCGAAAACCCCGGTAACGCCAGCCACCACAAAGCCCAAAATCGTCGTCGTCATCGCCATAACGGCGGTGCGTACAATTTCCCCGCGGAGCCCAGGCATGTCCATGCTATTGCGCGTAGTGCAAACGCAGAAACCAGACTAATGCCGTAAATATCAGCGTGACGACAAGGGCGAACCAATCGCGCGGCGAGGTATAGAGGAAGCGGCGCGGCATCAAAATGCTGAGCACTGGAAAAGCAGCACATTTGCAACGCCGAATGGCTGATTGCCACCGCCTATTACCGAGTTCGTGACCGTCAGCGAAGTAGTGCTCATGCTTGTCATGCGCAGCATGTGCGCAGTGCTTGTGTCAGTCAAATTTAGAACGTGGCACGCCCATCCGCCAGAGGCGGCCGGCATGGTGATTACACCGGTTGAATCCAGGCCGCCTGTGCCAACAGTGACTTTGAATGCCGCCGTATTGTTGCAAGGCGAGCACGTTGGACCGGTTCCGAAGCCGCTCGCAATCGTCGGATTCGTCGAACTGATTATCAGGTTCCCTGCATCATCGTTGAAAGATGTAGCAGTAAGACTGCCTACGACATCAGCGCCACTGCCAAATGACCCCCTGCCGCTAGCTTGTAAAACGGTGAAACCGGTGCCGGTAGTAGCACTTAGAATCTGAAAGTTATCGGCAAAGCCTGATCGATTGTATAGGGTCCATTTAGTAACACCGGCATTCTGCAAAACATAGCCAGTTTGATCCGCTGTGCTATTAGAAATAAAAGCATTACCAGAGGCGGTGGAAGTAACGGCACCGGTGGCAGTAACAGTGGTGAAGCTACCGGCAAGCGTGCCGCCAGTGATTTGCGCGGTTGTGGCGAGCGTGCCGCTGGTCGGAAGGGTGATCGCAGTCGGCGCGGTGATCGTCAAGGTGGTCAGGAAGTTTCCGACCGTAGTAATTGGCCCGGCCACGGTGATGATGCTCGCATTCGGATTTGCTTTGCCCGTGCCGCCGCTGAACGGACTGACGGGCGCACCGACCGCGACAGAGGCGAAAAGAGCGAGCGCGGCGAGAATCATTCTCATGGCAATCCTTAGAAGCGGTAAAAAGCACTCAGCAAGTCGCCAGTTTGAGGCGTGCTCGCTGCTAGAAATGTGATGATATTGCCGACGAGATTGAAATCGACGCCCACAAAAAAGGGCGGCCCATCGCGGTGGAAAATGCGCAGACTTGCGGCTGGACTCGGCGTATGAGCAAGCGAGAATACCACATTGCCGACTGCTCCAACGCCGTTAATCACGCCTACCGGCACTTCCCCATCGGCAAATCTCGGGAATGCGGGCAGCGACGTATTGATAACCGATATGAATCCGTAGGCAACTGAGGATAGGCCCACATCAAGCACGCCTGCGTCGTTGACTACCGTTACCGTAGTCACGCCAGCGCCAAACACGCTCCCGACGATGGTGCTGTAAATCGTGCCGCCCGCGTTCGTCGTCTTGACCCTGCGCTGCAATTGGAAAATGGAGGTCTGATCGCCCGGAACCGTGAACGACGTGGCCGAAGCGAAGGTAGGCGTCAGGCCAGAATCGACCCATTCGGATGCGACCACGTTCGAGGAGGGGGCGCCTGGGACGTTATCGATAGTAAAGATAGGTGAGGTCGGTGGATCGGTGTCGCCGGCGGGGGCATAAATTATTTTGTAGGTCTGCGTGGCTGAGAACCAAAGGTCATTTGGCGTCTGCCCTAGCGCATTCAATACGATTGGATTTGGATTTGGCACTGTACCGGTGGAGTCGGCGAATGTCGTCAATTTCGTTCCGACACTTCCCCCCACGTAAAAAAAAAGTAAATTCCCAACAGCGGGCAAGCCGTTGGCAAGTTCAAACTGAGGGCGAACACCTAGAGGGCTTGGATTTACGGAAGGCATCGTGTTATTCTCCGTTTATGTCGTTTGCGCTGGCATTGTTTCTCAGACCGTTCGCGCTATTCTTCATCCTGGCGTGCGTGCTCTTGCCTGTCCGCTACGCCGTTATCAAGTGGTTTCCCGAAGGGCGCATCAAGCGTCTACTGCTGCTGCGCGTGTAGGAGCGCAGTCAGCGCCGGACTCATTGCCGCCCCGCCGCGCGCAATCAATGCGAGGAATCTTTCGTTTCCGGGTTGCTGCGCCATCGTCATCAATGCGCCAGCTTTTGCCGGGTCGCGCATCAACGCTGCAAGCTGCGCCGACATTTCCATATTCGCGCGTCCGTATAGCGCATCGGCGCCGCGCGCGGCAATGTTTCCGCCTACCTGCGCTGCGCCAAGATTGCGCAGCCACGTCGGCACGCCAGCGGCATCGATGAAGTTGGAATAGGCGAGCTTCTTGACCGTATCCGAGCCCGCGGTTCCGGCCGAGTTCGTTGCAGTCACGGAGCGCTGCAAATCCTGTTTCACCGCATTCAGCCGGTTCAGTTGCGCATTCGTCAGCGTGCCCTCAAGCGTCGCCTTGTTGAACCCGGTCGCGCTTGCCGCCGTTTTGTCCGTCAGATTGTTGATGAACTTGCCGGGCTCCAGCGTTCCGGTGACTTTGTTCGTTCCGCGGTCAAGTAGCGCCTGCGCGACTTCCATCTGGTTTATCGGCTTGCTCATGAGCGCGAATGTCGCGTTCGCTTTCGCATAGGCCGGGCTCAAGTCCTCGATCGTGGACATCAGATCGCCCTTGAACTGCGCAACGGCACGCTCGGTCTCTTTGCCGATGCCGGTCTGCTTGGCGCCAGATAGGATGTCGTCCACGCCTTTTTTGATCCAATGCAGGCCGTTGATGGAGCCCACCGGCCCCATCGCTTCGCCGTTGACGCGCGCGAGTTCCTTCGCCTTTTCCAGCACGCCCGCTGGCATCCGTTCCAGCAGATTCTCAATCTGAGGTTGCATGGCGATCGCCATTTGCTTGTCCACGCCTTGCGCGCGGGCTGCGGCGTAGAGCCGATCCGCCATTACCGAGCGCTGCAATTCGGCCGCTTCCCGGTTTCCAGACGTGCCGGCAATGGCCTCAACCTCGGCAATCCGGGCTGCATTCTGCGCTTTACGCTGCGCCCCGATCTCAACCGCAGCTGTTGGCTCTATTGCCGTTGCCGTGCGCTCTAGCGAGGCAATGCCAGCATTACCGGACGCTTGCCCGACCGTAGGCATGGAGCCCGGCACAATCTCCCCTGCGACGGTCCTGGCAGCCTGCCCAGGCGCGGGAGGTCCGACGTAGGGCGCTCCAGCGGCACTCAGGCGCGCGGCAGCTTCGGGCGCATCGGCGCCGGCCACCCGGTTCAGCAAGCGGCCCATGATCGCCTCTCGCCCTTTGGCGTACAACGGTTCAGCCGCAGCCGAGGCAGCCTTGAAGGCCCCAACAGCGGCCGGCGCAGCAGCCGAGGCGCCGGCCCCGAGGCCAATATTGGTCAGCGTCTCGCCCGTACTGGTTGAAGGCTGCGCCGCGCCCATGCCTGCCCCGACGGCACCAGCGCCGGCAATCGTGCGCGGGGCGAGCAACGCGCCGCCGGCAAGTTCTGCCACTGGCGCAGCCAGCGCCCGCCCGGCGACTTTGAGCGCCCCGCCGGGCAGCAGCATCATGCCGACATTTCCGGCCACGTCCCCCGTAAATCCTCCGACCGTATTCATCAGCGGCGCATCGCGCGCGCGCGTCTCGGCGACTTGCTGGCGCATTTCCTCAACTCGGGAAAGAGGCTGCCCAGTAATCAATCCGCCCAATGTTTGCTTGCGCGGCGAGAGCAGATCAGCCGCGCCGGCGCCAATCTGCGCAAGCCCGGTGCCGGTATCGGAAATTGCCTTTCCGACTCCGATCAGCAAATTCCGGCCGAATGAATTGCCCTCAGTCGGATCGTCGGTTTGCGCCGGCTCAGCCTTTGCCGCCTGATATGCCTTCGCCACTGTGTCAAACTCAGGCGTGCCCTTTTTTGCCTGATTCTGGACGATCCAAGCAGCGTACTCGTCAGCCGTTGCCATTATTGGCCCCCGAGGATTGCATCGGCCTGCGAGCGGATATTGGCGGACGCGGCAGCCGCGTTGCTATGCCCCTCCAGCAGCGCCCGCGCGTTGGGCGAAAGGAAGATATTGCGGAAATCCTGCTTGCCGCCGGCCGCTGTGTATTGACCTTCCAATCCTTGCAATTGCCCAACCATTTGACCCTTGTAGGTTTCGATGACGCCTTTGAGCAATTTCGGACTGTTTGCCTTGTCGAGGACCGATTGGGCTTTGTCCCTATCCCCGCCGGTGCCCCCGGCGCCGATAATGGCCTTGACGATCTCATCCCCGACGATTTGTTTGGCAGCGTCGAAGTTCGTCGGCGCCGTGGAGGTGCCGAGTTGCGTCTTGACGAAGTTTCCGATCTTATTGACCAACTTCACGTCCCCTGTCCCCATGGCATCGATCAGTCCGCCGAGCTGGTCAAGGTGCGTCAGCGCGACGTTGAACGATTTGACCTGTTGACCTTGCTTGCCGGTGCCGAAGTCCTTTTCCGTCTTCTGGCGCGTGGCAAATGCCGTCGGGTCATACGCCTTGCCTTGCTCCATACCTAGCTGCGCCACGCGCCCCATGATCGCCTGCCCCGCCGGGCGCGCAAGAGCAAAGCCGCCGAGCGGGGGCAGATCGCCTTTGTAGATTGCTTGCGCCGTGCTTTCCACTACCGCCGGATCGCCCTCGGTCGCCTGATTGTGGCGTACCGTTTCCGCAAGGTGCGCGCGACCGAGCGCGTTGCTCTGGATTTCGCCAGGTGTCGCCGTGCGCGGCGTGCTGCTCAGCACCGTGGGCGCACCGCCAAGCCCAGGCGTCGCTGTCAATTGCTCCGTTCCGCCGAGATTCTGGCTTGTGATGTGCGGCTTGTTCAGTTCCGCGTATTTCGCCCCGCCGAGCGTGATGTGCTGCACCCATTGGCCAAAGGTCTGCGGATCGTTCGGAATGCGCGCAAGATGATCCTCGCGCGTGCCGTTCATGGCGAGCAGCGGGGCGAGCAGCGGGTGGTCAAAACCTGCGTTGATTAATTGCGCCGCCTCTTGCGGATTACTCACGCTGCCCCATGCATCCCGATATTGCTTGTCCGCCGCGGCGAGCGCTTCCTGCTTAATCTTCGGCAGTTCGGCCTTATTCTTTTCAATAATTGACGCGTTCAAGTCTGCGGCTTGTTTGCTTTTCTGGTATTCCAGACCGCGCGTAATGTCTATCCCCATTACATCCTGCGGGCTCGCATTAGGATTTGTGGTAAGCAACGCCTGAATGCGCCGCTCGGCATCGGCCTTGCGCGTTGCCTCATTGATCTGCAAGCCCTGCAAATCCTGCTGCCCGAGCAGCGTCTTAATGGTCAGCGCCTTCGAATACTGCTCTACCGGGTCCGGAAGTTGCAGTTTCGGCTGCTGTACCGACAAAGGGATGGAACTGTCGAGGCCCATATCGTCACCCGTTCGCAAAAATCTGATTCTGCCGGCCCGCCAAGAGCGCCTGCAACGTGGCATTGCTGCTGAAATTGTTCGCCAGCGAGTTGATGTTGCCGGCGGCCCCGGTCAGAGCATTCGCCCCGCCGACGATGCCAGCCGCCCGCGCGTTGCCCGCGTCTGCAATCGAGCCGGTGATATTGTTCGTCGCGTTCTGGCCGGCAGTCGCAACCTGATTTACCGCTGTCTGCCCGGTCCCCGAGACCCCGCTCAGCCGATTGAACGTGTTCCCCTGCGTCGTCTGGAACCGGTTGAAGGCGTCGTTTGCCTTGGTCGAGCCGTAATCGTTCCCGAACTGCGTCAGCGCCTTCAATGTGGCGCCTGAGTCGTAATTCCCGCCGGCAATCGCCCGCGCGTTGATGGCCTTGGTCCCTTGGTCCAAGCCGAACTGGAGCCCGGAGTTGTAGACCGGATCCGCGTTCAAGTCAGCCGACGAGAAAGGCTTGACCAGCGAGCCCGCGTCCGAGCCGGTATAGCCTGGCGCCGTGCCGAGCAACTGGGATAGCCGCTGATTCGCCGCTGTGCCCGTAGCGAGGAAAGGCGCGTTATTGGCCTGCGTCACGTCGAACTGCCGGCGCTGTTCGGCGATCGCCGCCTGCGCAGCCTGTTCCTGCGCCTGAGCCGCTTTGCTGCTGGCATTGCTTGCGTTGGCGCCGGCCAGCAGCGAGGCAATGGCGCCTGTGGCCGGGATGCCGAGCGTCAGGAAGTCGCCCGCCGTGCCAGTTCCAGCCAGGATGCGATTCAGGGCGCCGCCTGCGCCGGTCGCTGCTCCGGCAGCAGTAGTGGCGGCCCCGGTCGCGCCTGCGCCGCCAGCCGCACCCCCGACAGCAGCACCAGCAGCCCCTGCGCCGCCAGCGAGCAACGCTTGGGCCGCTGGCGAGATCGCGGAACCAGCCACCCCCGCCGTGCCGAGTGACCCAGGAATGAGAGATTGCCCCGCCGCGTTCCCGACCGCAGCCTCTAGCGCCCCGCCGAGCGAGGTCGAGCCTGGGATGACCGAAAAACCGCCGGCTGCGCCTTGCGCCGCTGTGGCGCCGGCGCCCGTGGTCAAACCGGAAGGCACAAAGCCCGTCGCCGATCCAAGCGCGTCACCGCCTGCTGCTCCTACGGCTTCCCCTGCTCCGCCAGCGCCTGCGCCAGCCGCACCCGCCCCGAACGCGCCCAACGCGGCCCCGCCAAGCGCCGGCAACCCTACGCCTATTCCGATGGCCTTGATCGCCTCCATCAACCCCGACTTGGCGCCGGAAGGCTGCTGGTAATCGAGCGCCTGCTGGCCTTGCTGCGCCAGTTGCGCGCCTTGCGGGGTCGCGACAAACTGTTGGTAGCCTTGTTGAAGCTCTGGGGAAGCCTGACTCAGCAGCCTGAAAATAGTGGCAGGCGTATTCCCCGCCGAAACGCTACCGCCGCTACGCTGGTATTGCTGCGTGGTGAGCGCGTTGATCTTGGCGAGCGTCGCGGCATCTGGGACGTAGTCCGGCCCCATTTGGGACCGGATCATCTGAGCTAATTGGGCAATCCTGGGATCATTGGTCGGCGCGTTCTTTGCCGGGTCGTACCCGCTTACGCTCCCATCGACGCCGTAGGCATATCCAGGCTGATACCCTATGCCGTAGATGCTCTTGCTCAAGGCATCAATCAGCGGATCGTCAGCGGGCGCCGCAGCATCCGGCCGAATCAACCCGCCCATCGTCGCCGAGGGTTGCGGATTGGTCAGTGCGCTGATTGTGTTTGCAGCCATGATGTGTCCCTATGCCGGGATGCCGTCCGCCGTAACCCAGACCGTAGGCGTCAGCGATGCTATCCAAATCGGTTTGCCGATCGTTACGTCCATGAAAAAACGCCCGACCCAAAGCAGCTTGACCGGGCGCTGCGCCGTAGTCCCACTCTGCACCATGGCATTGCAGATCAAAAATACCGCGCCGAACCAATTGCGCCACGATGGATTGACCGCGAGCATGGAACCGTCATCATCCAATCGATCGACTGGAGTTTCGGGGGGCGCGTTGATTAGCGCGGCCATCAGTCGCTTTCCGGGTTGAGCGTCGCGCTGACGACGACGAACGGCACAGGGTCCGTGCATGTAATCTTGAAAACAAAACTGCGCGCCGTCCCAAGCCTGCGCCACTCCACGCGCGTGCGAAACTGCCCGATCGCGCCCATCGTCTTCCACATCTGCGCACCCCAGGTCTTGCCGTTGTCACGCGATACGGATAGGCCAATCTGCGGATTCGACCCTTGCCCCGTTGCCGTGCCGCTGCCGACTTCCATATCGATTCGCAAACAATCGGCTTGCAGGTACTCCAAGCCTGGATTCGCCACGGTCTCGCTGACGATCTCGCGCTCGATTGACGCGCCGTTGTCGGTGAGTGCGTTGCAATCCAGGCGGTGCAGACGCCCGGTTGAGAAATCGCCAACGATCTGCTGGCCAAGCAGCGTGAAGCCGAATTCGGCCAGATGCCGCGCAATGCCGAAGCTCTTGACCTTCGACCATTGCCCAGGATTCTGCGAGCCGTCATACAGCCACGATGCCGGCACGCTCGGGAAATTGATCTGGTACATCGGGTGCCCGTTGCACATGTAGGAAAGTGCGCTCGCATCCGTCGTCACGGCGTACTGGTTGATGACGAAATCCATGTCTTGAGACGAGATTTTTTCTGGCAGATAGCCGTTCATCTTCCCGATCATCACTTGGCCCATTCTGTTTTGGACCAACATGCAGAATGTGTTGTCGAAGCGCGCAATGCTGTAGCGCGCGGCAAGCCCCCACTCGTTCGCCGTGCCCTGCAACTGCGAGAACGGGAAATCCGCGGTGCCCGAGTTGCCCCAGAATTCCGTGACGAGATAGCCCGGCAGAATCAATTGCCCATTGCTCGCATAGGCGCGCACGATTTGATCCGGGCTCACTTCGGCGTTCGCAAAGTTGAGCGCATCCCACGAAAGGCCATCGTCAATGTCAGAGACCTGGAAGCGGCTGGAGTCCTGAATGCTGACGACGAAGCGGCGCCCCAGGTAGGTGACGGTTGCAGGATTCGCCGGGAAATCAGGGTCCGTAATCTGCGCGAAAATGTGCGTCACGGTGTCGTAGATGTAGCCCGCGGTGCCATCCACGATCATGACCTGCGCCGTGTTATGCGACATGCCGACGCGGCCCTGAGTCGTCAGCAGCATACCGCGCACCGTCGCCACGCCGATATTGTTCACTTCGTACAGGTTGCCGAGGTGTACGACAAAGCACACGTCCAATTCCTCGAACGCGATGCCTCCGCGAACGGGCGTAGGGCCGAAGTCAACGAATAGGCGCAGGCCTGGCGTCGAGAACGCAACGAGAATGCTCTTTTCGCCTGCGGGACGACTTTCGATCGCCATGTTTTGAAGGCTGTTCGCAGTCACGAAACTGGAACGCGCGAGTTGGCCGAGGCCCAGGAGAGAAATGCGCGGCATTACAGCAGCACATCCCCGGTAGCGTAGACACTTGCGCCGTCGCGCAGAGCGCTGCCGATGTCTGCGTTATCTACTGATTCTGGATCAACTACAAGGCGTTTCTTTGGTATCTTTACCTCAATAACTTCGGAACCGAATTCCTCCGCAACTTTCTTGTTTGGCGTTAATGAAACCCCTCTGATATTGCCGAAATAGTCACCGCTTTTGATTGTGCCAGATTGGCGAATCGAATCCGCCGCGTCTTTGCTTGTACCGTGGTACAGCGTTACTAAATCTTTCCCGATCCCTGAAACTATTGCCCGCGTCGCAGTCATTCCAGCAAATCCCAGGTTCTGAATCTTCTGATTGTACTCAGGATCAACAGGTACGCCGCGCTGCGCAAGACTGCCCCCAGGATTTGCGCCAGTCGGACACACATCGCGCACGCCACCCGCCAGAGCATCATAAACTCGGTTTCCCATGTCCCGATAAAACTGCGGATCGCGTGCCGCACCCATTAATGATTCAAACGTGCTCGGCGCCTTCTGCCGTTGCGCTTGCAGGATTTCATCCATAGTCGGCACGGTTCACCCGCTGAATCCGTTTGGTCCCCACCAACCGCGCCGCCCGCCGAGCCCGGCAATCGCCGCATCCAATTGCAGCACTCTTGGTCGTCTATTGGCTCTTTTTACTATGCCTAGCGATTCGCGTGCGCCTTCGACTACATCTGGAAAGTTGGACAGGCGCTTCCCAAATAGCGGCGCGAGACGCAGCGCGAGGTTATAAACGAAGGCGTCGCTGTATCCTGGGGGAAACGATACAGTGGTGCCAACTGCGGCGATTTGCGTCAGCAGCCGATCAATCGAAAACGTAATCGGAACGATGGCGGACGGCACGGGCCACAGCGTGATCGAAGCGGCCGGGAAATCGTTGATGAATAAATACCGCAGCGGGAACTGGCCGGGCTGATCCTTCACGCCGACCATGTTGTATTCAGCCTGACTCCAAGGCAGGCAGGCGAACGTGGCGCCGTTGATGACAGTGTACGCGGGCTCCCAGATACGCTGCGGACGATCTGCGTTCCACGTGGAACCGGGGCCGATGGGATACGTCGCTAGATTGGCGACGCTGTTGAAGGTCTGATTGACCGCGCCGTAGACCGCGAGATTTTGCGCGCTCCAGGAATCGAGGAGCTGATTGAACTTGCGGAGGCAGTCGGACGTCTCGTCAAAAGTGAGCGTCTGATCTGTGCCGAGGGAGGAAGTCAGTCCGAGCGCATCCTCGATGTATTGCAGGGCGGTTGCGCTCGGCATTTGCAATCATGGCGCGAGATTACACGCCACCCGGCGCTGGAAACAAGATCCAATCGATCGCGGTTGCCGCGGTCGCATTTGCCGTGCCAAAGATCGTGAACGATCCCGCCGCGCACACGATGCGCTCCACGCGCAACAGCGTGCCGTCTGCCGCCGCCTGCGAAACGTAGGCGCATACCTTGCTGCTCACTGTACATTGTGGATTCGTGACAACGACGGACGCTGCGCCAATGGCGACGGTGACAGTCCCGCTGTTGTACGTCGTCGATACCGCTCCAGATGTCGCGGGCCCCGCGTTCGTGACTGCAAGCCCTTGCGCAATGAGTGCGGCTTCCGTGTCTGCCGGCAGTTCGACGATGGTCCCCGAGGCATAGCCGCCATACGCACGATTCAAAAGCACCATGATGTGATTCCTTTTCCTTTTCGTTGGCGATTACGTATGGTTCTCAGCTTTTTCCGCTGCGACTCGATCCTTTTCGGCCTTCACATCGGCCGCGTGCGCCGCGACAGGATCAATGGTGATCGTCGCAATTGAGCCCGGATTGTGATGCTTGTCGTCGATCACGGCGTCGATCCATGCGACGAGATCGGTCAGATGCGCGCCGATTGCATCGATGTCGCTTTTCGATCCGCGCGCGAGTTGGTTGCGCAGTGAGACGACGTGCGCACGCAACGCGCCGAGTGATTCGGGAACAGTGAGCGGCTTCGGCGGCGGTAGCGGAACGGCCTTGCGCTCAGGCGTCGGCATACCTGGAGGCTGCGGCGGCGCGACGGAGGCGATTTGCTTTCCGACCAACTCTTCCTCTTTCGCCGGGAGCAGCGTGAGTATCGTTCCCGCTGCGTAGCCGTCGTACTCCTTCAAGAGCTTGATTGTCATTTCTTGTTCCTTTTCTGATACAGTGACTATGCCGCAAGCGGGGCCGCAGACGCTTCAAACGTCATGCGACCCCTACCAATCTGCAACCTTGAATGGAGGTTAGCGTCATGGGTGATCGCAATGTTACCGCCGAACGGCTGCGTGAGCTTTTCAATTACGATCCGAAAACTGGAATTTTGACTAGGCGGTTTACTCGTGGTAGCCGCATCGCTGGTTCTGTAGTCGGAAACGTCGCAAAAGACGGCCGCGTTCAACTCAGTGTTGACAACAATCATTGCCGCGCGCATCGCATCATCTGGCTCATGGTGACAGGATCGCTGCCACTTCATGATGTTGATCACGTAGACGGCAACCCTAGCAACAATCGTTGGGACAATCTGCGCGATGTTCCGCATAAAATAAACCTGCAAAATAGACAGGGCGCGACGAAAGCAAACCCGCTGAAACTTCTTGGCGTGCAACCAAATCACAATCGCTTCATGGCAAACATCAAGATTGACGGCAAGCGCGTTTATCTTGGAACCTACAAAACGCCACAAGAAGCCCATGCTGTGTACCTAGAAGCAAAACGCAAATATCACGAAGGAAACACGCTTTAAGGAATCGTCAGGTATTTTACGGACAATTCGCTATAAGTAGATGCAAAACCAAAAAGCACATCTATCCGCATGTTGGCGATATCCTGCGCGCCGTCGTAATACTCAATCACGCGCAATCGGAAGCCCTCATCCGAAACCTGCTTCGTGGACATCACGCCATTGGCCGGCGGTTCCCAGAGCGGGACCATTGCCAGCGTGAACGCATCCTGATGGAACCCGATATTCGTCGAATACGCCGTACTGGCGGCCCCGAGAATCACGAACGGCTGCGCCGTAGTCGGTGAAGCCGTGACATTTTGGAACGGTCCAGAGGTCACGATTGCCGGACTGATCGGCAGCGATACCGCGCCCTGCGCCACGTCCGCCGTAATCACGAAATTGGCGAGCGCACCCGTTGACGTGCGCGACTGTGGGTTGACCGCGAAAACGCCTGGCAGCGTGATCGTGGTGCCGCGCGTGATCGTGCCTGCGCCAGTCGCCGCAACGGTGATCGTCGATCCGACCTGATTCGCGCCGTTGATGTTCGATGCCGTGCCCGCGCCGTTCGTATGCACGTCCACGTTCTGGTCCATCGCGGGATGGATGCCGAAGCTGTCCTGCATGTAACCGGTGCGGTATTGGCCTGAGATTTTCTCGGCCATGTTGAATAGGCCCGCGAAGCCTTGAATCATGGCGCCGTTGAGCGCCGGATTCATCACGATATTGCGGTTGCCGTCTTTGACAGGCGCCGCCATTTCGTCAAGCCGTTGATTGATCGACGTGAGCGCGTTGATTGCGAGCGCCTGCGTCGTCGGCAGTGCGCCGGTCGGATTCAGCGTGTTGAATGTCGAGAAGTGCGCGAGTTGCAAGCCCTGCCGGTCGATTTCGTTCGCAACCGGCGCCATCGCAGCGCGCACTTTTTTCTCGAACTGCGTGAGCGACAGCGTGCGCTCAAACGAGTTGAAGAAAATATCGCAGCCGCCCTGCGAGACCGTCAGCGGAATTGTCGTTTCCACCGTGGTCTGTGGCGCTGCGACTCTGCCCGCGCGGTAGGTGTAGCGAGGCGGACGCTTGATGTTGATCGTCGCCCCTGGCGCGTAGCCGCGACTCATGTTCGATGCATATTCGTCCTCATAGTCGCGGTTGACCGCAGCGGCAAAGGACAGCATGTTTTTCAGGACGGCGAGCGCCTCTTTCGCCACCAGAGACGATGTGACAAGAACGTTGGACATCTTGCGATTCCTTCCAGCGACGCCTAGCGGCGGTAGCCTTACTCACGTTTTAGCGCGGAGGTCGCATCCCTGCGATGCCCCGCGCCCCTATTTCATCTTCGCGCCCATCGCGCGCCTTGCTTCGCGCGTAGCGCTTCGTACTCTTTCTGGCTCATATCCCCGGAGAGTTCTCGGGAGATGCTGCGCCCGCCGTTTAACGGCGAGGGCGGCGCCGGTGCGTTGGTTCCTTTCTTCCCGGCCGGGCTCGCTAGGCTGGTTTCCAGTTTGCCGAGTTCGGCCACTTGCCGCAGCGGAGAGAGGTCCGTAATCCGCTCGGCCACGTCAGGGTTTTTCGCAAGATGGTGCAAGAGCGCCGGTCCTACTTCGGATTCCACGATCGCCCTTCGCGCGGCGCCGGAGAGGTCGGGCAGCCCTTCCTCAACGTACGCGGAGACGACGCTCGCATAATCCTTCGTTGCGGCCTGAAACGCGGCTTCCCGCGCTTGCCAGTCGGCGGCGAGCTTTTGCGTGCTCGCTACCTCGCGGCCCTGCTGTTCGGCTTGCTGGCGTGCCTGGCGTTCGCTCTGGAGACTTTGATTCGCCACCTGCGCCGCGTCGTACCGCGTGACGGCGCGCAAGTAGGTTTCGTAGTCCTCGAACTGTTCGCGCTTCGGTTCGCCTATTTCCTGCGCCGGCCGAGACTGCGCTTCGAGCCGCTGGTTCTGCTCTCGGAGTAGCCTGACTTCGGTTTCGGCTGCGACACGGGCGGTGCGTTGCCGGTCTAGCCTACGCTGGAATGCGGACTGCTTCCGAGCTTCCTGCTGCTCGGTAGTCTCTGCTGCGTTTTCGGCTGATGCGTCCGCAGCCGCGGGTGCGCCGGCAGGGTCTTCGGCGCCGGGGGCCGGTAGGCTGGATGCGTCGGGTACAGCGGCTCCAGCGCCGCTATCCTGCGCCGAATTCGTGCCAGTTGTCAATCCCGGTGCATTTTCCATCATTTCCTCCTACGTCAAATTCAGCGGCGTGAGCACCAGCGCTGCGTTCGCCTCGTTGATCGTGATTTGTCTGTGAAGGGCTTCAAACTGATCCCTTGCGTACTGCGTGACTTCCGCGAGCGTCGCGTCGCGTCCGAGATTCAGCGCCTTGCCAACGTCGTGTTGCACGCTTGCGGCTTGGCCTGCACTGGCCGTCAAAGTTATCGTGGGCATCGTGATCTCCTTATCGTAAATGGTTGAGTGAGGCTGCGCTCGCCCGCTTCGCGCTCGGTCATGCTGTTAGTGCCTGAAGTTGCACACTGGTTACTTGCAATAACCGCAGTTGCACATTGCGAATGGTGCCGCTCCATTGGCTCGCACCCGCGCTGTGTCCGATCTCAATACTCGCACCTGATCCCATCGTCCCGTCGAATGCGCCCGTGGCTGGCGCAGCACCGTCGCCTGTCATCATTTGTCCACCTGCGCCCCAAGACGATGCACGTTTTCGCATCGCAGTGCTCATATCGGTAAGCCCCACTTTTTGAAAGCTCGCACTTCCATCGCCTTCTGCGATTGAGGTTGAAGGAGTAGCACCTAAGCCAAATATGACTCGCCCGGCAGCTCCGGTAGCAATGGCGAAACGATTTCCTTGCGCCACCGTCCAGTTGGTGGATAGTTCCGAGTACGCAGTACCTTGCGTGAAGTCGATAGTGCCAGCCGTCGCAAAGATCATCACGTCGGCTGCACGAGCGGCCCCTGAGCTCGCCATTGGACCGGAGGCGAACTCTGCTGCATTGAGCGGCTCGAACTGGTTGAAGTCCACATCGATCTGGTCGCCGCTCGTTGCCATCTGAAAACCGTAGGCGACGTTAAGCTCATTGTCGTTCAACTGCGGTCGCGTGAAGATCACACTGGAGAGGCTCGCAGTAATGTCCGTCGTTGCCGTCCCCTGTTTGAGCAGAACCGCGCCAGCGCCGGTCCTGCGCCTCACGAACGCGCTATTGGTGCGCGAGCTTGCCGCAGCGACCAGCGTTTGCAGGATAGTTCCGTTTGGGGCGGTGCAGGTCAGCGTGGTGCAGGAGTTCGGGACGCCGTCGATACCCGTTGCGGTGAGTGTTGGCGTGATTCCAACTGCAACCCAACTCGCATCCGTCATATCCCGAATGGCGCGAGTAGTCGGGATAAGCTGCACGCCCGCAGGTTCGCTCCAGTAGCCACCGTACGCTCCAACTGCGGTATCACGGCCAAGGTAGGTCGAGCGGGCAATTCCCGTTGCAACCTGCGCCCACAGGCCGCTGGCGAGCTTCGTCCAGGCGACCGAGGCGCGGGTGAATGTCGGCGTTGCAGAGCCTAGAGCAATTACCGGAATGGTATTGACGATGCCATTGCCGAGATCATCTAAAAGCAGCAAGAACGACGGCGAACCAGCGCCGCCAGCGCCGCCAGCTTCAGAATCGCTCAGCCGCGTGAATATCTCGCCACGGCGATCCGATGCAATGAATTCCTTTGGAAAACCAGCGCGCATTACGAATACCAGGCCGCCGTGAGCAGTCCGCCTGCGATCGAAATAACGCTCAAAGTTTGAACGCCGTACAGCTCATATCCGATAGGGTTCAACTCGCTCGCGGTGCCGTCGGTTACGTCAGCAGGCACGGTTGCGACCGCGTTCTTGACGGCGGCAAAGTCCGACGTAGCCGAGAGAATCACGCAATTGGCGCCGGCAGGCGGTGTCAGCGTTTCGGCGACACCTGCGGCAAGCGAGCGCGAAGTGATAAAGTCTGACGGCGGACGCAGGATGTACTGGCGCAGAAAGTTAGGCAGTTTGACCATTGGAGTTCCTTTCGGTTACGGCTCTGATACCAGCTTGCGTCCGTTATTCACATCATCGGCAATAACCACCCCTGGAACAAAACACAGCGCCTCGGCCACGTTATCGCCCTGCTGCGTTGTTACCTGCACCACGCAACCGCCTGGGACTTGCATCGCTTTGCAGCTTTTCATCCAGCCTTCGGCCTGACTGCTCGCCTTGCAAAGCAATCGGAACATATCGCCGTTGCCGACAACCTTTACATCGGGCACATTCACCCGAGTTCCGCTTATATCGCTGTTGTGCAGAGTCTTCGCGCTATCCGGCATGATTGCCTCCTTTCAGATTGCCGTGATTCCGTCACGGCGCGGTATTTGCGCCCGGCTTAGCGCCATTCGGTTTCGCCTTTGCCGCCTTGTCCGCAACAGCGAGCTTTGACCCGGCCGTAATCTCAGCCACGCGGATTCTGGTGTGCGCTTCGAGCGCTGCTTTCCAAGCTTCAAACGCTTCACCTTTCTCGCCATTCAGCCCCTCTGCGGCGGCGTTCGCGGCATCAATCTCGATTTGCTGCTGCTGCTGGAGCAACGTCACTTGCGCCGTCATGTGCGCGGTCTCGGCCTCCTGCGCGGCCTTGCGCGCATTGTGCGGTACGGCGATCGCCTCAGCCTGCGCCCGCAGCAAGTCCGCCTGCGCCGTCATGGTCTTCGCCTTCGCTTCTTCCATTGCCGCGGCGAGCTTCATGCGCTCGGCCTCTTGACGCTGCGGTTCAAGCTGCTGCTCATTCAAGACCTGCTGTTGTTTCATCGCGTTCAACTGCTGGCCTGCGATATCGGCCTTCTTTAGCGTCTCCTGCGCCTGTTGCAATTGCTCTTGCATCTGGGCGATCATCTGCCCGGCTTGCGCGGCTGGAATCGGCCCCTGCGGCGTCTGGATCACGGGTTCGTCGGGCTCGCCCTTCTGCGGCCCGCGGATCTGCGGCGGGATCGTCTTGGCGATGCGCTCGGCCATTTCGTCGGCGCCGGGCCAGTCTTGATTCTTCACGTACAGATCGCCTATCACGTTCCACAAGCCCGGATTCTTCGCCATGTTCTCGGCCATGCCGTCAGCGGCTTCCTGGCGCAGCGTGCTGTAGCTCGGCCCGCTCGATACCGTCGTGTCGTACTCCCCGCCCGTCATGTCGTTCAAGATTCGCGTGATCGCTTGCCCGGTCTCGTCCTGCTCAACCTGCGGCGTGTTGATCGGCGCGTGCCCAATCGTACCGTCCTCATTCATGATCTTCGCTGCGCCTTGCCAGTCGTAATAGTACGGGATCATGTAGTTGAGGCAGCGCGCGGCTTGCCTGATCGCCCTCATCAATCCATCCATGTAATGAAATGACGCCATTTCCCCCTGGCTCTGCTGGCGCTGCTCCTGGATGCCGGATTTCGCCGTGCCTGCCGCACCAAGTCGCCCCTGGAATGTGCCTGTAAAAACTCCGGTTGTTTGTTTTACATTGTCGCCAGCGTGCATAGCGAGCGCGAGGAACCCGACTGGAATATCCGCCATCGGCTGGCGCTGCGGCGCTGGAACAATATGCCCGTCAACCGTGGTCGGCTTGTAGAGCACGTACGGCAGAATTGAGCTCGCCACGGCGCCCCATTCGTCCTCGTGGCCTTCCTCTTGCCCTTCTGCCATCACCCACGGCGATTTGCTGCGCGCGGACACTTCCTCCGTTGCCACGGTCATGAACACGTTATAGCTTTGCGCCGGCCCCTTCGCATTGCGAATCATCCCGCTGCGCGTGACTTTGCCTTCGATGTCGATTTCGTCGCCGTAGACTGGGAATACCGGAATCCACTTGCACTTGATCTCGGTCTTTTCCAGAATATCGACGGCAGTGATTTTGTGCCACATCACACGGCAGCGCGTGCCCGGCCGCTCTTTCTCGATCGTCACGCCCGGCGGCAACTCAAGCAAGTCGTCCTTAAAGCCGCTCTCGCCATTCGATAGCAGCACCACCGTCGCGGCCGTCTTTTCGATCCGGTAGTATTCGCAGATCAGCACATTGTCCATGCTGCCCCATGCGCTGTAGCCGGATGCGCCGTTAAATAGCGACGCATCGCATGCTTTTGCTTTCGGAAACTGCCGCTTGAATTCCTTGCGATCGATCAGCGACTCGATGAAGCACCATTGCATGCCGCTGCCGTCTGGTTCCGTATTCAGCGGATCGATCTTCACGCTGAGCGCATTGCGGATGCGCTTGAAGCACAGCTTTTGATTGAAGGTTTTGTCGTCATAGTATTCCGGCACAAGGCGAAAATATCCGAAGCCAATTCCGGCCGCGCTGTTGACTGCGGTGTCATACGCTGCATCAGCATTCGATTCGTACTCAATGTGCCGGATCATCCCTTGGCGCACCTTCGCGGTGTCGTCATCGGCTGAGTCGCCGACAGGATGTACCTTGATCGACGGCGTATTCTGCCGCTGATCGTTCGTGACTTGATGCAGGTACGTGGGCAGCGAATTGACCGTAATCATCGGCCGGCGCGCGATCGTGCGCTGCTGCACCGCGATGGGATCCCACTGATTCGTTCCGCCCTTCAAGAAAAGCAGATCGTCGCGCGCGTCTACGCGGTTCTCGCTTTCGGCTGCTTCGGCGATGGCGTAGCGTTCGCGCGCCTCAACGAGAATTTCATCGTCCGACTGCTCGCCTGCATCCGGCAAATCTTCGGCGTCGGGTTCGTTTGTACTATAGGCCATGCGCGATTCTCACTACACGCTCGGGCTGCCGCGCGAGCAGCACGCATGGTTGCTGCTGAATCGGAACAAAGCGGAATTTAGCGTAGAACTTGAGCAACTGAACCATGCTCAGGCCGTCCGCAAAGGGCTCAGGCTTTACGATCAGCGCGAGCTCCGCTTCGTCGGCCTCGCGGCAAGTTTTCCACAAGAGCGCGGTTGCTTCGCCGCGGCCTTGGTCGGTTGATTGCACCGCCACGAGCTCGCGCGTGCGCTCCCAGAATTCAACCGGCAGGCTCGTGGGTATCGCCACGCGCAGCGATGCGGACTTGTGGGTACGCTTTCCAGGTTCCATCGCTACGCCATCCACCCGCCGCCAAGCACGGCGCGCTGCTCGAGCGGCTTTTTCTCGCGGCGCGGCGCGACTACGCCGGGGAATAGTTCCGTGAGCATCCATATCAGCGCGTCGCCCCTGTTCGGACTGCGATCGCCCAGGTAGCCAACCGTGCTGAATCCGCTCAGTTCGTCCTCAAGCTCGCGGAAATATCCGACATGCCGGCACTTTCCGGTTTCGTAGAGCGCGGATATCGGCTCGGCCCGCACCACCTTACCCCGCGTCGCCGTGACCGCCTTGTAGGGCAACCTGCGCGATCCCTGCGCGCGGCGCGCGGTCTGGATTGTCGCCTCGACCATCGCGCCGCCGTAGTTCACTTCGCCGACAATCATATCCCCCGCATGCCGGTCGAATGCGTCCACGGCAACTTTGCCCCAGGTCGCAGGCCCCGCCTTGACAGTGCAGTCCTCCAGCACATAGGCATTTCCATCCGTGCCGAGGGCGCCCACAACAATCCCGATTGCATCGTTGTCAGCATTGTCCGCGTCGCCCGAACCGGACGGATCAACCCCGACCACTACGCGCACGAAGTCCGGCAGATCGCCGTCGAGCACGCGCCATTTCTCGATCGTCTCCTCGGAGAACAATTGATTCGGCGTCGCGTCTGCGAATTCGCCTGCAAGGAAACGCTTTTTCAGCCGCGGCGAGAGCGCGTTGAGCGTCGCCATATATTCCGCAGGCAGATTTTCCGCGTTGTCCTGCGGGTTCATTTGCATGCAGGCGTAATCGTCCGGATGCGAGAGGGGCAGGCGCGTATCTGGGTTGATTTTCTGGATGAATAACTTGTACGCCCAATGCGCCTTGCTTGGCGGATTGCAATCGTACAAGGCCCTGGGCTTGAGCATTGTCGGCGCCCTGTTCGTCATGTGCTGTTCCACAAGTTGCGCCAAGCGCGTCGTCGCGGTCTCGCGCGCTGCGAATGGAATTTGCGAGCACTCGTTGAAGAACAGCGTCGCGTGGTCCTGCCCCAAAATTTTGTCCACGCGATCTTTGTCATCCAATCCACCAAACCAGATTTGGGACTTGCCGATCTGCGCTATCAGGTTCCCGCCGACGTGATACGGCACGTCCGGGTAAGCGAGCGCCATCACACGCGGGAATGTTTGCTGCACCACGCTCGATACGCAATGCGACAAGCGGAAACGCAGCACCGCATGAGTTGATCCCGGCGCCTTCAACGCGCGCATGACGATGTTGCGCATCAAGAGAAAAGTTTTTGCACTGCGGCTGCCTCCGTATAACAGGATGTGCGTCGCGTCGCCGGCGCAGATTGCTTGCGCCTGTTCCTGTTTCGTGGTGAGCGCAAAAGCCATCAAAGCGTCTCGTCGCGCGCCGTGGCGTTTATCACCACCTGGAACAATCCGCCATCCGCCCCGGTGATCGCCTGCGGCACCTTCCCGTCCAGCCGCTCAGCAAGCATCTGCGTCGCCCACGGTACGCCGGCCGAGGCGAGAATCAGAAGTTTGTCCGCGGCTTGGCGGACCCGTTCGCCATCATCCTGCGCGATGCACCGATACAGCGCCTCAAGGAAAATTGCGCCACGCTTGCGATCGTTGTTGTTTTTATTACCGGCTGGAGCGCCGCGCTTCGCCATTTGCTCTAACTTTCAAGGACTTGAAAGAGCGCACATTACGCCTACATGGCGGCAATTGCAATAAACGCATGTTTGTGCTGACAGATGCTATGCTCATATCGCTGGTCCGTGGAGACGGCGCGAAGGTCCTGGCGCCTGATATCGCCAGGGCCGCCAGTACTCACTCAACTGCTATCAGGAGCACATCATGTCGAACGGAAATCTTGAAAAAGCACGCGCACGTCAAGCCCAACTGCGTGCCGATGGCTTGGAAACACCAAGGGTCACGCTTCAGCGCGCAAAGGCGGTCCGACTCTATTTCCGCCAGCACCACGGCGTAGACGAGAACTCAGGCATGGAAGGTGTCCAACTTCTGCGCGATGACGCCAACCGCGACTTCAAACTCGCGCAGGACCGCGCGAAACAGGTAGGCTGGCCCGCAGTCGTCGCCGAAACCTGCTGGAAGTGCGAGTGCGGCGACGATGACCCAGGCGCCGGGCAACGCATCGCCGATTGCAAGGCCCCACACTGCGCTATCCACCCGGTTCGCCCAAAAACGGCGATCCACCGCCCGCCGACTTTGCCCGAGCCGTACTAAACCCGCGATAAGCGTCCAAATTCCTTGCTAAATCGACGTTTCCAAGACCTTACCCCCTTCCGGCATACATCCGGGTATGCCGGAAGGGTTGACCCCAGAAACAGCACCATTTTGCCGCCCACACCCTTAGCTTAGGCGTAGCTTATCCCCTAGTCTAGCCTATTCGTAACTCCAAACCTAAGTCTGCCGCTTCAAATCCGTTCGCAGCAGCTCGCCGACGAGGGTGAAGTCGGTCAAACCGGCAGTTCCAGTATTTTCGCCTGCGGCATGGCGAGCGCAGGATTCGCTGGCTTACCCTCGGCTGTCAAGGCCACAGCGAGCGCCGACCATCGATCAGCTTTGATCCCGAACAAAGGCCCAGGCGAGCGTTTCAAACCGATAGCCGCAGGCTGCCCGCCGTATCGGTCGATAATCGCGGCGCGAATGTTCGAGTCCCCGGCTTTGGCTGAACCGCAATGGAATATCTTCACCTGCCGCCGGTAGATCAGCACCACCTTGCCGCCACGATTCTGCCATGCCTCGGCAAAGCGCCCTATCCACTTCGCCGTCTCGAATGTCTCGCGCCCGACTGCCATCCCGCGCGCCTCAATGTCCTCGATCGCAAGCAAGTCGTGAACAGCATCGCAATAGCTGCGCAACCGCACAAGCAAACCATCATTCGGCAGCTTATCGTGCATGCCGATAACGCCGTCAGACTCCAGCGCAATGATTGCGCTCTCCGTCGTACCGGGATCCAGGCCCAAAATCATGCCGCCGCCTTCCGCGGTCGCCCAACCTTGCGCCCGGCCTGCGTCTTTCCCACGCGCACCCGATGCTCGCGGACGATTCTGGCCATGCAATCCCGGCAGTACGGCATGCGCCCATCCTTCGTGCTCCTGTTGTCGCCGAACGCGCGGCCGGGCAGTTTGGCTTGGCAGCCTGGGCACCACTTTTTCACGCCGCTTCCTCGGCGCCTGGGTCATGCGTTTCCAAGCACGCGAACAAGTCAGGCGTCGCCATTTCGCGCGCAGCCATTTCGCAGTACGCAACCGCGTCGATGAAGTAGCGCGCACTCAGCTCGATCCCGATGCCGCGGCGCTTCAGCTTGATCGCGCGGAATACTACTGTACCTAATCCGCTGAATGGATCAAGAACAGTTTCACCCTCCATGCTCCATTGCGCAATCGCGCGATCGGCCAAATCGAATTGCATAGGGCACAGATGCATTTCTCGCCCCGCCGCCGACTGAGCGCCATTCAGTGTGAGCATGCGCGTGATGTCCGTCCACACATCCGGATGCCACGACTGCGGCTGCAACAACATGAACGTGACCGGCAGCGTGCCTTTCGCTTCCATCGCCTCGCCGAGTTTTACATGATGCTCGAAGTCGTACACGTCGCGCAGCGAGAAATCGCGGAACAGTTTGAAAATCTGCGCGTGGTCCAGTTGCTCAAGCTCCGAGGGCATCAACAGCCGGTTGCCGGAACTGCGCGTGAAGCCGTGCGCGTCGATCTGCCAGCGCGAACGCGAATAGCCAGTGCCTTGCTTCATCGGCTTGTTTCGATCGAAAGGAATCACGTTGCCTTCGGCATCCAAACTCAGCGGCTTAGGCTTCACTACCGGCACATCGGCGTAGCTGTTCATGCGGTCCGTCGGCGGCTTGCGAAAGAGCAGCAGATATTCCGGCATCCCGACGCCCATCTTCGTGCCATCCTTGCATTGTTCCGACCAGCCGAGGCGATACGTTTGATTATTTTCGCGCACCACGTCGGTGACGATCGTTTTCATCCCCATGTAGCCGAAGCCGTGCTTGACGAAGTTCGCAATCGTCGCGCAGTGGAACGGATACACGGTCTGGAACCCAATGCCGGTCATGCCGCTCGGCACGATGCGATCCTTGACGTGAATCGCAGCGAGGCGCCCAGGCTGCAGGACGCGCAACAATTCAGGCGTCAGGTAATCCATCTGCTCGAAAAATTGCGCGTTGTTGTCAGAGTGCCCGAAGTCGGCGTAGTTCGGCGAGTACTCGTACTGCGTGCTGAACGGGATTGATGTAAGAATCAACCCCACGCTGTTATCAGCGTGCCGCTTCATTTCGACGACGGAATCATTGTTGATAAGCGTGAACCCGTCGCCAGCAACCTCAACCCGCTCCACGCCGATTGCCCGCGTCAACGAGTGCGCCATCGCCAGTTTGTTCAAGCCATATTCCTTGATGATCTCGCTCATTTTTTCCACCATGTGATTGTGCTGCGTCCATTTTCGCTCGAGCGTGCGCCGGATGTCGCGTTCGGCTTCTGAGTAAATCAGGTCGATGCGCACCGCATGAGTTTGCAGGAACCTTTGAATCCGGTAACAGGCCTGGATGAAGTCGGCGAACTTGAAACCGACACCGAGGAATATCGCTTGATGGCAATGCCGCTGCCAGTTGACGCCCGAGCCTAACATCACCGGCTTGCCCGCTATTTCTCGAAACTCACCGTCAGAAAATCCGATGATGGATTTTTCCTTATGCTCATCGGTGTCCGCGCCGCGCACCGTGACGATGCCGGGAATCGCGTGTGCGATCGCATCGCGTTCAACCTCCAAATCGTGCCAGATGATGCGATGCGCGCCTGGATGCAGCGCGCGAACTTCCATCATCTTCGCAATGCGCTGCGGCAGGCTATCGCGTTTCTCGCGCGCAGAGTCGGATACGCCGATGGCGGAATTTTTGAAGAGGCGCCCCTGGCCCGCACGGTCAGGTAGCGCCGTGCTGTGGTCAGTCGGCACCTCGTGCCAGTGCACATCGAGCGGCGGCAGCGTGTAGCCCGCATCGTCGCAACCGAGATCCGATGGCTTTTGCACGAACAGCGCCCATGATCCGATCCACAACCAGAATTCGCGCTCCTTGTGCGCGTGAATCGTCAACTTGTCCGCCTTCGTGCTGTCACGCTTGAAGAATCGCGTCTTTGCCGCCGACACATCCATGATGCCGAGGAAGGCCGAGTACGCCAGGAGCTCGATATACTCGTTGGGACTCGGCGTCGCAGTGGCCACGAAGCGATACTTCACGCCGCCGCTGCGCGTGCGCTCATTCAGCGTCTTACGATCGCCAGCAAAGAGCGCCATGAATTCGCGGAACGTCTTCGTGCCGCCGAACCCGCGCAGGATGCCGGCTTCATCCAGACTCGCCACGTCGAACACGGTCGGATTGAGCTTCCCATCGCGCACCGATTCGTAGTTCGTGATGTAGAGGCCGTCAGCGTCCACTTCGTCTGTGCGCCGAATGAACTTGATCTCAAGCCCGATCATGGCCGCGTCGCGTTTGAATTCGTGCCGCACGCCGAGCGGCGCCACGATCAAGCCTTTGCCGCCGCCGAGTTTGGCGAGAATCAGGCGCAGGATTTCAAGTTGCACCACGGATTTGCCAAGGCCGAACGCGGCGAAGATCGCCCGGCATCCACCACGCACCGCCCATTGCACCATGAGGCGTTGATGCGGTTTCAGAATTGGATTGATCTCCGAATCCTCGATCGAGAATCCAGAGTCTTGCGCCATCGTCACCTTGGCGCGCAGAAATTCGGCGTAGACGTCCATGCTCCGATATTTACACATTGGCCACAGAGCGTCAACCCGTTTTACTAATTTATTTCTGTGCCGTCTGCAGTGTGCCGGCCGATTTGGTCCCCCGCCGGTCAAGGCATGTGGCAATCTGCCCCCACCCGGCACCGGCAAAGTGATCCCAGGATGCCGCCCAGAGCTGCGCTATGCCGCCTAGGACCCCCGATCGACCCTTCGGGCACCCTACGCACCGTCCGGCGCTTCGGACCACTTGACGATGCAGTAAATGACCGGCCGGTTAGTTAAATCCTACGCTACCCTGTTTTGCTTCGCCGCCTCCGGTGTCGATATACCGACAAAGCGCAGGTGCACACATCTGCACAGGGTTATAACCCCCTGTGCAGTGCTGTGCATGATTTCCTCGACGCACAAAAACGCACTTGTGCACGATTTGTGCATTTCTGTGCACGGTCAAATTAACCACCAGAAACCGGCTTCATTTCCAGCGAGTTTTGCGGCCTCAATTTGATCCTGCGCGCGGGTAAATGCCATACGCCTAGCGTTGTGCATGCGGCTTGCTTCTTTCTCTTTAATATCTGTTTTTATTGGTCTTTTACGGAAGTAAGCGTCCTGCCATTGTTCGACACGGACGGCCCGACACGCGGGGAGGATTGACGTTGCCGGAATGTTCTCGCCAGACTCCGCGATTGTGGCCTTGAGAACATCGAAAACGACTTGTGCACTGGCGTTGATTTGGCGTTTGTGCGAGTTGTGCTTTGAGACTGAGGCGAGGTTGTGCTGCACAAGGCAAGTTGTGCACTTTTCGCCGTCCGAATCTACCCCGATTTCCACGACTTCTAGATCGAACGGGAACACGTCCTCACTTGTTCCGTCGCGCACTTTCATGACCGTCGCGACCTTGCCGACAACGGAAATGACGCAATCTGCGGCGGCCTGGAGGGTCGAACTGCCGCGCGGCCTGTCGGTCACTTCGTTCCCTGTATGGTGCACAACAACCGTCCCGGCGCCCAATTCGTCCCTGATTTCGTCCGCGGCGCGAATGGCGCGGGTCATATCCTCGGCCTTGTTTTCGTCCCCGCCCGGCATTGAACGGCTGAGCGTGTCGAACACCACGAGCGCAGTGGACATCCCCACTTCCTTGGAAATATCGCGCAATTCCTCAATTAAGTTGCCCACTTCCTCCAGATTCATGAGGTTTGTTCCGCGGGTCAGGATGACAAGCGGGGTTCTGGCGGCGAGTTCGCCAACATGGCGCGATCGCCACGCAATGAAACGATTTATGACGCCCGCGCCGGCCTCGGCGGCGACATAGACCACCAGGCCGGGCTTGACGCGCCGGCCGCGCCACGGCGCCCCGGTTGCAATGCTGTACACCATGTCAATGGTGAAAAACGTCTTTCCGTCCCCGGATGGACCATAAATGACATGGAACGCGGCACGCTCAATCAATCCCTTAATGAGGTAATCCCGGTCCAGATTGAGTACGGCATCGTCCACCCAGACGCGATATGGGTGCTTGTCCTCGCCGTTGCCGCCGAGGTCCTTGCGTTTGCGCTGCCAGCGATTGAGAGCTTCCTCGTCCCGATCTGGCCCCGGCGCTGGTTCATCGCTCATAGGCGGCCTGGGCGATACCATTCAGGCGCTCCACGGCCTTGAACAGCCTTTCATAGTCGGACTCGGTAACGCTGCGCTGTTTGTGTATGTCGGCTGCAATGACCGCGGCGACACCGATCTCCCGCCGGGCAATGTCGAACACGTCGGACGGAAAAAACGGCGGCCTTCGGCCTGGGTAGTTGACTGGCAGCCGGTCAGGGAATAAATCCTCAAAAGTCAGATCGACGGCATCCAACACGGCCTGCACCTCGCAGCCGGCGAAACAGTGCGCCAGCACCAATCCATTTCCGGCGTAGGTGACTTTCAGGCTTGGAGATTTGTCCTTGTGCGCCGGGCAACGCGCCATCCACGTGTCGCGCCCAGTGTTGCGCACACCCTGCAATCGTGAAAGCAGTAAATCGACATTTGCCATGGGAACCTTCCTACCAAGGAAGGGGCGAGTCCCGCGGCGTGGTAGGCGCCGCGGGGCGGGTCTCGTCCTGTTCTAGGGCCGGCCAGCCCTACGCTTCTATCCTAGACCATGCCGAGGTGGTTTTCAAGCCAGAATCAAGCCCCTGGCGTCAGCCTTGCCGCGAGCTCGTCCATCGCCCGGCGCAGCTCGTCCTGAGTGTAGTTAGGGTGTAATCGCACCCAGGCTGCCCGCTCGCGCTCGAACCGTTTCATCCGCGCGATCCCGCGCATCACCGCCGAGTGGTCCGGTCCTGGCTTTCTGCGGCTGACGATCATGCGCGCCTCGATGTGGGCGGCCGGGGCGGACGCCACGCCCGACCCCGGCCTGGCTCTACTCGCGCAGGATAGGATACCGCGCGCTTCAAGCGTTCTGTTCGCCCCCAGCGCAACCCGCGCGCCGGGGGCTGTCTCAGCCGCGCGTGGCCCCGGTTGCCGCACGCGCCGAGCATCTCGGGTCGGCCCCGGAACGCATGCGCGGCATAGGAAAGCGAGCCGGGGCCTCGCCGGCGGCAGGAGGGAACTTACCGCGGCCGGTTGGCGGCCAGTTTAGCACTGCGGCTTGAACACTCTTGCCAGATATCGCGCAAGCGGAAAGGGAATTTTTGCGATTACCGCGGAGGCGGCTTTGCGGGCGCTGCTCTTGCTGCCGAACGCAGCCGGGCCTTTGTCTCCGAGCATCTTGTCGCGCGGCGTGCCGTCAAACCATGCCGCGCCAGATTGCGAGAATTTCACGCCTTCAACCGGATAATCCTTCAGCCGCGCAATCTCCCGGTCCGACCAGCGATCGGGCGAGTTGTTTCCGGGCAGCTTGATCCCATCGGCCACGACAGCCTGCTTGCCTGCAATGCGAGTGAAGTCCTGCCCGCGCAATTCCCGGTTGCTCCAGTTCATGCCGTGCGATTTAAACTTCTTCGCCATAGGCATAAGCGCCGGCACGTCGCCCCAAAGGTGGAAACTGCCGTAATTCCAACGCGACCGCCCTACCCACTTCTGCGCTCCGCGCACGTTCTCAACCACCATCGGAACACGATGCCCCGCCGCAGCGCACGCCTCCCGCTGAATGCGAAAGCACGCATCAAACAGTGCATTGTCCGGCGGCGGCAGCGCCTTGGCGCGCGACCACGGCATGGCGCGGTAGCTGTACGCTTGGCACGGCGGGCTTGCGACGATCAGGTCGGCGTCCTTGAACTGCGCACCGCGCAAGGTTAGAACATCCTGCAAGACGAGTTGCGCAGGATAGCCGCCAGTCCCGTAATCGTGCCGCTCGATGTCGAAACCGATCACGTCGTAGCCTTCGGCAAGAAGTCCGTCAGTCCAGCCGCCGAGGCCGCAGAAAAGGTCGATAGCCAACGGCGCCATTTCACCCTGCCCTACCCCTTACTCCAGCCGGAAAAGCCGCCGCACGGCCTCAGGAGGCGTGCCCGTGGGCATCCGTTGCCGGTATTCCGTCGCCCGCATCGTCGGCAGCGGCTTGGAACTTGGCCCGATCTCGTAGCTGTAAATCCGGCCGTTGCGATCGGAGCGCCCGGCATAGACCTGATGCACGAGGCCCTCGTTCCGCAGATCGCAAAGCCAGCTCCTGAGCGTGCGCTCGTGCGGCCCGCCCAATTCCGCGCCGAGCTGATCGAGAGTCAGCGGGCCCAGGCGGCGCAGAATCGGCGGGATCAGAGATTTCAATTCGGCGGTGTCCAAGCCTGCGTCGGTTTCGGTTCCCTCAACGGTTGCGTGGCAGCAGGTACAGCCTCCTTTTGGCCCGCCAGCGTCAACGTACCGTCTTCCCCAATGTTCCCGCCAAGGTCTTGTGCAACAGTTTGGCCGCTCGCGCGCATCACGCCCACAGTACCGGACGCTTTCGCGTACATCTGCATGATGCCTCTTGTTGAGTTGACATATCCAGCCGTATTCGCGCCATGTATCCCCATCGTTCCAGCTTCGGCGAACGCGTCCACGTTCGCGCCCAGGTAGATAAACGCCCACTTGCCTGAGTCTTGCCGTGCCTTGACCATTTCCTGAATCTTGGTCTTCGTGTATTCGTGCGACGCGTTTTCCTCGCCGTCGGTCACGATCACCACGATGGCGCGCTCTGGTTGCTCGCTCTTCCAATCGTCGTCAAGCTGCGTAACGGTCGTGCCAATCGCATCCAGCAATGGCGTTCCACCGCGCGGCTTGTAGTCTGCCGCGGTCAACGGTTTGCACTCTGCCAATGCTTGCATGGGGCGAAAGCGCTCCGTCGCCTCGGTGTCGAATCGAACCAAGGAAATACTGGCCGGGTCGGGCAATTTCTTTTGCTCGTCAAGAAACGAATTGACCCCTCCGATTACATCATTCTCGCGTCCGGCCATCGATCCGCTGCGATCCAGAATCATACAGATCATGCTTTTCATTGCTGACTCCTTGCACAAATAAACTAGCAACCTGATACGCGGTTGCAACCGTAGTGCCGTAGAGTAGGCACAAATCCTTTACGAATTCTGCAATTTCCTTTTCCGTAGGGCGCGGCGGGATGTCGTTTTTCACCCGCGACGCTCCGGTTTTGGTTTCCAGCGCATCGGTATGAAGTGGCACTCGTAGAACGGGGAGCAAAACTCATAGGGCCGCATCAAATCGCAGTGCAGCCAGCCCGCAGCGTGCAGGACGCCGCTCGCGTCGTCAGCCGGGCGGGCCATCGAGCAAGTGCCGCACCGCTCGGGCGGCAGTTCAGGCGTGGTCGGGTTGGTCATTCCTCGTCCCCAAAACACTGCACGCCAAAAAAATCAGCCGCGCACCGATCGCAGAAAGCCGCGCCGATCCTGCCGCCTTGCTGAAATAATCGCAACGGACAGCCGTCCTCAGGCAGCGCCGCGTTGCAGTACGAACAGGTGTCCTCGGTGAACTCGCACCACCGAATCCGCGCCGGATCGCCAGTGAAATTCATGCCGGTTTCGGCCCGCGCTTGAATAGCTGCGGGTATTTGGCTGAATTCGGCACGAACCAATCGCGCCCGACCTTTATCGCACCCTTGATGCGCCCCTTGCGGCAGAGCACGCGCACCCAGATTTGCGACACACTCCACTGAGCCGCAGCCTGCGCTGTAGATTGCATTTTTGTTGGGTCCATGCGCATAATCTAATCTAATACCGCAGCGGATGCAAATATATCTTGCAATTTGTATCGCAGCGTGCAATAGTTAATCCCAGGCGATGGAATTTTAACGCACACGGAGAATGGAAATGATCGAAGCGAACATTATCAATGAACAATTCGCGCAAACCATGGCGGCACGCACGGATGAGCGGTGCGGATTTTGCTACCCGCGCGAACATGGCCTGAACGGGGAAGTTAGACGCGAATGGTCGCCGACTTGGAATATGTTTATAAACTTCTGCCGCAAGCATTCGCCCGCACAAAATATGCATGCACCAAGTTGCGCGTCGCTGCGCACACCGCATCGGGAACATTGGCCGAGGGAACGGTGCGACTGCGGTCTGATTTTAACGCGAGAGAGGGAGGGATGGAAAATGAGTCACACGCCTGGACAGTGGGAAGCCGAGCACGAGCAGTGCGATCCAAAACCGTCTCCAGATGATCCAGGTTTCTTTGCCATTAATGCGCCGATTCTCAGGTACGGCCCCGTTGCAGACACGATGAATCGCGATCATTGTATCAGCCCAGATGAAGATCGAGCCAACGCTATGCTGATTGCCGCCGCGCCTGATCTGCTGGAGTGCCTGCAATGGCTGGATCGTAAAGGCGGACTCGGACTAGATGTGCATGACGAGATTAGCCGTGTAATCGAAAAGGCGACGAAATGACTGAGCACGATGCCGTCCCTATTGCCACGTCCGAGCTCGCCGAACTGCGCAGAGACGCAGAGAGATTCGCGTGGTGCCTGATAATTTTGACTGGCGCTGATTGCGAGGAAGCGAACGATAAAACGATGTTTATCGCCCACGCGCTTTTGAGCGGATTGGACGGCAGAGAGGCAATCGACGCGGCAATGCAGGCGAATAAGTGAGAGTCAGGGAGGATTTTCTAGGAGGATGACCATGCAATTTCGCCTCAGACTGGTAAAGCAAATCGAGCGCCCGGTTGATCCCCTGCCCCGCGCGGTGACGATGGAGGAAAAACGCGCGAGGGCGATTGCTTATTTGCGCGCGAGAGGGAAATATATTCTTGATCGGGGCTCCAAACCTCCGCGATGGAAAGCGTAACTGTGGGACAACCGATTAAAAATTTAACCGGAAAACGATTTTTAGGGAGGGCCAGAAATGAGGGAATGGCTTATTTGGTCGAATGAACATAACGCATGGTGGGGGCCGGAATGTTGCGGTTACCCGAGAGACATTGCCAGCGCCGGCAAGTACACACTGGGGCAAGCGATTAGCATTTGCACGAGTCGCGCTTGGATGCGGGGACAAGTGCCGCCGGAGACGATGATCCACGAATCGTGCATCCCGCACGTGTTT